GGGCATGGGTGCCGATACGGCAGGCGGCGGGGCGTAGTCGGTCAGCGTGTCGGCCTGCGGGTGGTTGATGACGGCGGCAATGGGCACAAAGGCGTTGTGTGTGCCGGTAGCGCACAGGTTGCCGTCTTGCACCAGGCCCCAGCCCATCAGGTGGTGGGCGCATTGCCGGCGCTGGGTGCACCAGCCGCCCATGCAGTGCTGGTGTGCCGTGCTGGTGGTGCTGGTGTTCATGGCTCACGCCGCTTCGCGGAACTGCGCCCGCGTGCTCAAGATGGCTTGCGCCACGGCGGCCTGGGCGTCGTCATAGCTGACCAGGGGCTTGAGGTAGTTGCCGGCGCAGCGGGCGGCGTAGGCCTCGGCCCGGCCTTGGTCAAAGAACAGCGAGGCGCCGTGCCGGGCGGGGTGCACCACGGCATGCGCGCACACCTCGCGCTGGCTCAGGCCCTGCGGGGTCATGCGCACAATCGCGTCCAGCAGCTGAGCAGCGGCGGCGCAATCGTCGGCGGCGGCCTTGTCGGTGGGGGTGAGCTTGGCGGCGTGGCCCATCAGGCGGTCAGCCAGCAGCGCCAGGCGCTCGGTGTGTGTGAGGGTGCGCGGCGTGTTCATGCTTGTGCGCCCGTAGTTGTCCCGGTAGGCATTTCTTGGCGGGCAGCTTGAGATTCAGCTACGCATCGAAATGGCGTTGGCGTTGTTACGCAACGGCCCGTCCAAAGGTCGTAGACCGCATAGGTCCAGCCGCGCACATAAAGGACAGGCGCGTTAGGCTGAACTACGAAGCGCGGATTGCCGCCGCGTTCATTGGTGTGAGTTGCGTTGCTCATGCTGTGCACTCGTCGGCGTGTTGTTGGGTGTCGTTGCTGGTGATCGCGTCTTGCACGGCCTCGGGTGCCAGGCCCAGGGCCTGCGCGGCGCTGGCAATGGCCTCGGCGTGGGTGGTGCCATCAAAAGCGAGGGCGCGACGATACGCAGCCGCCACGGCGTGGCGGGTGTGAATTTGAACCATGGTGTTTCCCTAGACGGGGTGAAAGATGGGGTGGCTGGGCAGCTTGATGCGCACAATGTGCGGCGCGCTCAAGCGGCGCTCGATCAAGCCGCGCGCGGCCGCGTGCTCCAGCGCGGCGCGGTTCATGTCGATCGCTTCGGCGCAGTGTTCGCGCTCGTCCAGCATGGGCCGGGTGTCATGCCAGAGCTGGCCGGAGGCGTCGCGCACGCTCAGGCAGTTGGATTCGATATCAGCCACGGCGGCCTGGTCGGCGATCTGATAAGCGCGGCGGTCTGCGGCGGCTTGGCTAACCGCCGCGGCAAAAAGGTCGCCGTCGTAACGGCCTTCGTGGCGGGCGGCGCGGGCGGCGGCGCTCATGCTGCAGCCCGCCGGTCTTGCTGGGTCACGCAGCGCACCATGGCCAGCGCCAGTTCGTGGCGCAGCTGGGCGATGCTGCCGTTGTTGTGAATTTCAGCGTCAACACGGATGTGCGGCCAGATCCACTCGCTCTCATGCTCGCGCACGCTGACGGCCGCCGCGCGGTGCAGGCAGATGATGTGCCCGCCATGCCGGCGCACCCAGGCGGCCTCGTCTTCAAAGCGCACATCGGTGATGATGTGCAGCAGCGGCTTGGTCAGCGGTGCGCGGTTGGCGGCTTCGCCATAAAGTTCTCGCTCTTTGATGCGCACCCACAGGCCCGGCATTTGCACGCGGCCGAAGTCGGTGCCCAGCGTTTGGGCCAGTTCGCGGTAGCTCTTGCCGATGATGGGCACGGGCATTTCTTTGAGCTCGCGCTCGGTCATGTACTGGCGCGGGATGATGGCATTCGGCATGGCGCGGATGGGGTCCGCAAAGCCGGTGCAAGTCGCGTCCATATTGCTGTTCAGTGCAATCGAGGCCAGCAGTTGGCCCGCGGTGTCTTTGCCCGATCCGGCGGCGCCGGTCAGGCCGATCAAGTGGGTGCGGTGGTGCATTACGCGGCCTCCTTTTCGGCGGGTTCGTAGTAGGAGCGCATGCGCAGGTGCATCGGCTCCAGCTGCGTCACGCCCATCAGTTCAATGCGGGTCGCTTTGCCGGTGACGATGCGCTCACGCTCGGCGTGCACAGTGATCACGGTACCGGGCTTCAGTAGCCCGGCCTTGTGGGTGGCGGCCACCGCAGCGCTGAGGCCGAAGCCCATGCTCTTCTCGGCGCGGTAGTCGGTGCCGCTGCGCTCGGCCCACACCTGCAGCACGTACTCCACCACCTGCACGCCGCTTTGGTACTGCGGGCGGGCGCGCACCTCGGCGCGGCGGCTCACGGTCAGGGCCAGAGCAATGGGATGCAGGCTCATGGTGCTGCGACTCGTGCTCATGCGGCCAGGGCGGCGCGCTGGGCGCGCAGCCGGGCCAGGTGGGTGATCAGATAGCGGTGCTGGGCTTCGTCCAGCACCTGGCGGGCCTCGATGCGCTCCACCGCCTGGGCCTGCTGCAGGCCGTGGGCGGCCAGCAGTTCGGCGCGGTCTTGGCGCATCAGTTCGTCCAGCCAATACAACTCATGCCGCGCATTGCGGATGTGGTAGCTCAAAACGGCGCGGCGCAAGCTGCAGCCCGCACTGTTCAGCAGGCGTGCGATCAGTTGCAGCGCGGTGGGTGCCGTGGGCACTTCGTGGCGGCCCGGCAGGCGGGGGATGCGGTTCAGGTTCATGTCTAACCTCACCTGTTAGCGGATGATTTCTTCAACACTCACTCGCTGCCAGCCAGCCTTGCGCACCATATTTGCGCAAAGCTCAGCAGCCGTGGGTACCGCGAAGTTCTTGGGCGCGGCCTTCTTGGGCCGGGCGCCATTCATCCATTCCTCGGGCGACCAGGCGCCAACATCGGGGTCGAGCGCCAGCTTGGCCATGTGCGACTTCTCGGCCTCACGGATCTGCTCAGGCGAGAAGCCAGTAACAGCAAAGCCCAAATGGCGCGGCGTCGAGTCGCTTTTGTCGCGGCCAGGCTTCTTGGGCTGCTGCGCAATGAGTGATTCAACGTGCAGCGGCGCGCCGTGCACATTGACAAACAGAAGTTGACCGGCGCTCATGCCAAGGCCCTCGCGTAGCGGTCGTCATTGGCGGCCGGGCGGCGGGCCAAACGGCCGGCGGGCAGTTCAATGCCCGGGGCGGTGAGGGCGCGCACGACCTTGGCGCTGCCGCCGCGCAGCTCGGGCCAGATCTGGCCGGCGGCATCCAGTGCGGCCCAGGTGCTGGCTGCGGAGGCCTGCACGGTGCGGCGGCTGCCGTCGCTCAGGCACAGGGTGAGGTGGATCAGCTTGGGGGTCATGCTTGCCATCCTTGGTGGGTTGGAATGGCTAAAGCATAACAAGAATTTCTATTAATACAAGATAAACTAGCGCACGAGATGCAAGTTTTTTTTGATAAGTTGGGTGACCGGTAAAAAAATAGCCCGCGTGATGCGGGCTATTGGATTGCGGGCTCAATCTGGCTTAGGTAGTGCGTCCGTCAGCGGAATAGAACAAGAAGGCAGAGTACGACTAAGACTGCGCCGGTGGCAATCAGCTCTGGGGCGATGGAAGGCGCGCCCTGGGTTGGCGGTGGTCCAGGGATAAGCGCGGCACCGCAGTGCTTGCACTTTGTGGCGTCATGGCGCACCAGTTCGCGGCAGTCGGGGCAGCGCACATGGGTTTTGGGGTTCGGGGCTTCGGGGTCGGCCTTGGGGGTGCGGCTGGCCAGGCGCATCAAAACGCCCACGATCAATAACCCGAAGGACCAAATGAGGCCGTCGGTGCCAAAAGCGCCGGCGGCACAAGAGATCAGTAGGCCCACAAGGCCTAAGGCCATGAAGAGTTGAGATAAGACGTACATGGTGTGCGGGCGGGTTGGGTGTCAGGCGGTGGCGCGGCGCGGGGCTTGCAGCAAGTCCGTGAGGGTACGCCTGTCGGCATCGCCCAAAATGATCACATGCCCGGCGACCGAGCCGATCTGGATCAGCGCGCCGCCGCGCGCGCACATGGGGGCGGGCGAGCCGGTCTCGGACATGGGCGCGGGTGGGGGTGCTGCGGGTGGTGCGGCGGCGCCGGGCGGCGGCTCGCCGGCCCAGCGTGCAGCGCCCGCCATGCGAGCCCATAGGTCTGAGAAATCGTTTGCGCCTCGCCAGTTGGCCATATCCCTACCCCCTAGTTTTTGACCATCCTGCCATGTCGGGCAATGGCGCGGGTTCGGGTAAGCCCTAATCTGTCCGATGTCGGGTTTAGCAGTTGTGCGCCGTGTAGAGCACGTATGCCAAAAGCATGCACAGGCACAGATTGGCGATCAGCGACAGGGCCAGTAGCTTGGAAGGGTGGAGCCGGGGTAGGGCGCAGCGCTCAAAGTCGTACTGGCAGTGCATGCACCAGCGGCTGCGGCGCCAGGTGTCGCGGGCGCATTGTGGGCAGAGTCGTCCCTGCCCATCGGGGATGTCTGGCGCCGCCTCCGGCCCGTGGTTGTGCACGACGATGAAGGTATCGCCCTCGATGTGCTCAATCTGGATGCCAGCTTGCGACCGTGGGTCGGGGTTCAATGGATGCTCGTTGTCGCCGCCTGGCGGGGCTTTGCATCATTGGAACAGTGCGAACCCTTCCCCCTTTTGGGTGTGGTCGATAAGGCCCTACGGGGTGTGTGAAATTTCACGAACCTTCTGTTTGCGCGACAGCTTGGCGAACTCGTCGTCAACGGCCTGACAGAAAAACGTCCAGGCCTCGCGCGTCATCGGGTCCGGGCACTGGTCCGCAATCATCAGCGCCAGGGTGCGCCAATCGAGGGTGGCATTCGGGCTGGGCGCGGCATCGCCAGTCAAGTCGCCAATCTCGCAGCCGAGTGCTTGCGCCACAAACTTCAGTCGAGTCCGTTTGGGCGCGGACTTGCCGTTTTCCCACTGTTGAACCGTGGCGTAGGTAAGCGGCGGGTCAAGGTTCTCTAACTTGCTGACTTCGCCTGCCAGGCGCATCTGCGACCAGCCTAAGGCGGTGCGGCGGGCTTTGATGGCTTCATGGATTGACATGCCTGCAAGTTTTTCATGTGTTTCGCATGCTGCAAATGCTGGGAAATCTAGTGTTGATAGAAAATCTTGTATCATCGGGACCATGAATAACAGAACGCAAGCCCAACTGGCTGCCATTCGGGCAATCACCGTGCTGCGCGGACCCAGCCAAGCTGCCGTGACGCTGGATGTTCCCGGTCATCGCTATCAAACCGTGCAGTCGTGGTTGCGCAACCGAGTGCCGGCAGAGTATTGCCCGCTCATCGAACGCGCCACGCGTGCGGCCGGGCAGGTCGTTCGGTGCGAAGAGATGCGCCCGGATGTGGCTTGGCAAGTGTTGCGTGAGGCCGCATGAATCTCCTTTGTACTGACGGTTTCAGGTCGACCGCAGCGCTGTGTTGAGTTACGAATCAAGAAGGAATCCGCACAATGAAACCGAGCGACACCAATGACGCGGCAGCACCGATCTGCATGATGCGGTGCGTTGAAGTGCGCGCCGAAATGCGCGTTGAAGGCGCGCCCGAGTCTGGGCGCGCGGTTGTACTTGCAATGAGCCAATCAGTGTTAGCTGGTGCTGTCGCCAGGCGCGCCGCTGAAGTGGGGTGCCTCAAGGATTTCCCTGGCGGGCATATCAAGTTTTCGTGCGACGGCGATGGCGCCGTGTTGGTCGAGACGAAAGCTGCGCTGGGCCGCCAGATCGTGGCTGCAGCGGCTACGCCGGCAGACCCTGCTGGCGCAGCCAATTCTCCACCCCAGCCGATTGCACTGACTGCTGAGCAGCTTGAAGCGCGGCTTGCTCTATTTCGGACAGAGATCCTGTCATGGCTGAAATCGGTAGGTCGATTGTGAGCTTGGGTTGGAAGGCTGTTTCGGCCGGCCAGTCGGCGCCGCCAAAGCAAATGCTCACGCGAGCGCGTGGATGGCTCCCGTCTAGCGAGGTGTGGATGCCGAGAAAGCTGAATTGCATTTCCATGGGTGCCCTCTTTGGTCAGTTTGCAGGTGTAGGAACCGCAAGCATAACCAAGGTAGGGCGCCCACCTAACGGGCAGTTTTGGCGTCATGCCGGCAATGCCTTTCTTGTGTTTTCCCACTCCAATCCGTGGCGACGGGCCGGGGTGGTTTTCAATCGCGTCCGCGTGGGGGTTGCTATCAGCCCTGGCCTGCGAGCAAGTGCCCCTTTTTCGACTCCTGGGGGCTTGGTGCTTTGCTGCGGGTCGGCGCGGTTCTTTTTGGCGGGTCGATCACTGATGTGACTTGATTTTCGGCGCGGTGCGCAGCCCTCGCAAGGCAAGTTCACCGCTCATTTGCTTGGAGTACAAAAATGGACATCACACGCGCATTGCAAAGGCTGGTTCGGGCTTATCCACATGGCACCAAGGCGCTGGCCGCCGCGGTGGGCATGTCAGACACCACGCTGCTGCACAAGGTTTCGCCCACCTATCCAACCCAGTTCTGCAGCCCTGAAGAGGCGCTGATGCTCATGGAGGTGGCAGACGATGACGGGCCGCTGATTGCTATGGCCGACGCCCGCCACTACGTGCTGCTGCCGATGCCGCAGCTGGCGGGTGACGCCAGCGATGAGTGCATGGCCCGCATGCTGGACTGCGTGAAGGAGTTTTCCGAATTCACGCAAGAGCTGGCCCAGGATCTGAAGGACAACCGCGTGGCAGCCAATGAGCTGACGCGGCTGGAGAAGGAGGGGGCGGAAGCCATTGCCGCCATCCAGCGCATGCTGGCCTGGGCCTCGGCCAAGCATGAGTCTCAAAAGCCTGCGCATCTGCGCTCGGTGGCTTGAGGCGGGCGGCGGCGCAGCGATGATGAAGCGGCCTGCTTTTCAGTTCTATCCCGCCGACTGGCGGAAGGATGCAGCCCTGCAGTCCTGCAGCGTGGCCGCGCAAGGCTTGTGGATCAATGCCATGTGCATCGCGCATGAGTGCGAGCCTTACGGCCACCTCACGGTCAATGGCCGCGCCATGAGCCCGGCGCAGGTTGCGCGCCTGGTGGGTTTGTCAGCCAAGGAATGCGAGGGCCTGCTGCTTGAGCTCAAAGACGCGGGCGTGTCGGCCTATACCGAGGATGGCGCCCTCTATTCCCGCCGCATGGTGCGCGACGAAGCCCTGCGCAACAAGCGCGCCAGCGGTGGCGCCGCCGGTGGTGAGCACGGCAGCAAAGGTGCCGCCCATGGCAGCAAAGGCGGGCGCCCGAAAGACCCCGGAAGGGGTGGCGGGGATGATGGGCAAGGGGGGTTGAATAACCCCCCTTCGGAGGCGCAGAGCGGCAACGGCGAACCCCCCAATAAACCCCCCCCTTCTTCTTCATCTTCATCTTCATCTGAAATACAGACGGATAACCACACACAGGCCGAGCCGGGTTCGGCTGCTGGCGCGGCTGAGGTGTGTGTCCTGGGGATAACGCCAAGCCCACAGGGTGAGGCTTACGCCGCACTGCGGGATGCTGGCGTCACCGATGCCAACCCGGCAGACCCGGTCTTGAAGGGACTGCTGGCGCAAGGGGTGGATGTGCCTGAGTTGCTGGCTGCCACTGCCGTGGCTGCGAAAGCAGGGCGCCACGACATGGGCTACATCGTCGGCATCGTTCGCAACAAGCGGGCGGATGCTGAGCGGCTGAAGCTGGCGCCGCCGGTACCGGTGCGCGGCGCGGTCACGGTGGCGAGCAATGACGCGGAACTGACGCGCAAGCAACTGGAAGCCGAGCAGCGCAAGGGCTACACCAAGCCGAGCAAAGAGATGCGCGCCAAGCTGGAAGAGGCCAAGCGCGCTGCAGCGGCAGCAGGGCATTGAGGGCAAAGCCATGAAGATCGAAGTCAAGTCCACCTTCCCCGATGTGATGCGCCAGCTTGACCGGCTCAGCGATGACCTGGCCAAGGTCGTGCTGGTGCGATCCATCAACCGCGTGACCGAGCAGGCCCGCACGCAGATGGCCCGAAGCATCACCGCTGAGTTCGCCATCGCATCGGCCAAGGTGAAGGAGAAGCTGCAGGTTAGCAAGGCCAGCTTCAAGAGCGGGCGCTATGCCGTGAGTGCCGAGCTGGTCAGCCGCACGCGAGACGGCCGCACGCGCAGCCTGAACGTCATCAACTTCGCCGCGCGCCAGGGCAAGACGGGGGTGTCGATCAAGGTCAAGCGCAGCGGCGGCCGCAAGACGCTGACGCACACCTTCATCGGCAACAAAGGCCGCACCGTCTTCGAGCGCGTGGGCAAGCAGCGCCTGCCGATCAAGCCCGTGCAGTCCATCGATGTGCCGCAGATGTTCAACACCCGCCGCATCAACGCCGCCGTCATCCGCGCCATCGAAGAACGATTCCCCGGCATCTTCAAACGCGAACTCGCCTACGCCATCACCCAATTCCAGTCCAAGCCATGACCCCGACCCCCCTTCAAGGTACTTCCACAGCCTCCCCACCACGGGTGCGAAACGAGCGCGGAATTTCGCTAGTGATTGCCCCAGGAGTTTCCCCATTCCCCATGATGGGGTGGGGGGTGTGAGTGGCTAAGGTCGAGCTGATCACGCAAGCGGAATACGCACGCCGCAGGGGAGTGGACCCCACCAGCGTGCGCGATGCCGTGAAGGGTGGCCGCATCACGCTGATCGACGGCAAGATCGACCCGGTGGTGGCTGATGCTCAGTGGCAAGCCAACACCCGCAAGCGCGTGTCGATCGCAGGTGAGGGCGCTGCGCCAGCTGCAGCGCCAAGCAGTCCGCCTGCACCGCCTCCAGGCCTCGATGTCGACACAGGCGGCGGCGTGCCCGACTACCAGCTCAGCCGCGCCCGCCGCGAAGCCGCCGAGGCCGATCTGGCCGAGTTGCGCCGGGCCGAAGAATTAGGCGACCTCATCCGCACCGATGCGGTCCGCAGCGCCTACAGCCGCCGCGCGGCCGGCCTGCGCGAGGCCTTGATGCAAATCCCAGCCCGCCTCAGCCCGGTCCTCGCGGCTGAAAGCGACCCCGCCAAGATCCACGACCACTTGCAAGCCGAGCTGCGCCAAGTGCTCGAGCAAGTCACTCAGGAGTAAGCCCTCATGTCCATTAAATCTTCAGTGCTCCACGCCAAAATCGGCGCCCGCTTGGTGGAGGCCCTCAACCTTCCCAGAAGCACAACCTCAGTCGAGGTCCGATTCGCGGCTGGCGAACCCATCGAAGTCAAGTGCTGCTTCTTCCCCGATCCCACCGCCCTTGAGCCCGTCATGGAGCAGCTCGCCCAATTCGAGCTCAAGCCGAAGGGCGAAGAAGGCTAGCCATGGGCGCCCGCGACCCCCTCCACCTCACCGGCCACACCCAAGACGCCGACGCCCTCATCGCGTCCATCTGGCGCGAATTCCTGCGCCCCGCGCCCGTCTTGTCTGTCACCGAATGGGCCGAGCGCAACCGCATCCTCAGCGGCAAAGACTCCGCCGAGCCCGGCCCCTACCGCGTCAGCCGCACCCCCTACGCCGCCGAGCCGCAAGACTGCCTCAGTGCCCACAGCTCCGTCGAAGAGGTTGTGCTGATGTGGGGCGCGCAAACCTCCAAGACCACCGTCGGCTCCAACTGGCTCGGCTACCTCGCCGACACCAACCCCGGCCCGGTCATGATCGTGCAGCCCACCATCGACATGGCCAAGCGCTACAGCCGCCAGCGCCTCAGCCCCATGATCGAAGAAAGCCCCGTCCTCAAGCGCAAAGTCAAGGAAAACCGCAGCCGCGACGAAGCCAACACCACCCTGCTCAAAGAATTCCCCGGCGGCTTCATGGCCGTGGCCGGCGCCAACAGCGCCGCCGGCCTGCGCTCCATGCCCGTGCGCGACCTCTTCCTCGACGAAATCGACGGCTACCCCCTCGACGTCGACGGCGAAGGCGACCCCTGCCAACTCGCCGAAGCCCGCCAAACCACCTTCAGCCGCCGCAAGCGCCTCAAGACCAGCACCCCCACCACCAAAGACGTCAGCCGTATCGAAGCCGCCTACCTCGCCTCCGACCGCTGCCGCTTTCATGTCGCCTGCCCACACTGTGGTGAACGCCAATGGCTCCAATGGGGCGCCGACCAGCCCTGGGGCATCAAGTGGGACCGCCACCCCCAAACCCACGCGCCCCTGGCTCACACCGTGCGCTACGTCTGCCAACACAACGGCTGCGAAATCCAAGAGCACCACAAGCCCGCCATGCTCGCCTCCGGCCAATGGGTCGCTGAAAACCCCGGCGCCCAAGCCGGCCGCGTGCGCGGCTTCCAGCTCAGCAGCCTCTACTCGCCCCTGGGCTGGCTCAACTGGGCCGAAATCGTGCAAGAGTGGTGCGAAGCCATGGACGCCCGCAAAGGCGGCGACGTCGCCCTCCTGCGCGCCTTCATCAACACCCGCCTCGCCGAAACCTTTGAAGAGCAGGGCGACCGTGCCGACGCCCACGCCCTCGAGCGCCGCGCCGAGCCCTACGCCCTCGCCACCATGCCCTGGGGCGCCCTCATCGCCACCCAATCCGTCGACGTCCAGGGCGACCGCCTCGAGGGCTACACCTGGGCCTGGGGCCGCGGCGAAGAAGCCTGGGTCGTTGACTTCCAAGCCTGGTACGGCGACCCCGCTGTGCCCGAAGGCCAACCCGGCAGCCTCTGGGACCAAGTCACCGCCTGGCGCCAAACGCCGCTCCAGCACGCCGGCGGCGCGCAGATCCGCGCCCGCGCCTGCGCCATCGACTCCGGCGGCCACCACACCCAAGCCGTCTACGCCTACGCCCGCCGCTGGGGCGCAGAAAACGTCCTCGCCATCAAAGGCGCCAGCATCGCCGGCAAACCCATCCTCAGCAAACCCAGCGAAGTTGAAATCAACCACCTTGGCCAGCGCCTCAAGAAAGGCGTCAAGCTCTGGCAAATCGGCACCGACACCGCCAAAAGCGTCCTCTACGCCCGCCTGCGCATCGAGCAACCCGGCCCCGGCTACATCCACTTCAGCAAACAGCTCCCCGGCAGCGTCTACGAACAAATCACCGCCGAGCGGCTTGTCACCCGCTACCACAAAGGCCGCCCCAAGCTCGAATGGGTCAAGCCCACCAGCAAGCGCAACGAAGCCCTCGACATCGGCGTCTACAACCTCGCCACCGCCTACTACCTCGGCATCCACCGCTACACCGACGTCCACTGGCAGCGCCTCGAAACCATCGTCCGCCAGGTCGATCTGCTAAGCTCGGCGCAACAGCACGCCGGGCCACAACAAACCACGCCCGCGCCCGCAAACCCCGCTACAATGCCCTCGCGCACTAGCTCACCCAATGAGCCAGCGGCCCAGGCCCCACAGGCCCCGCCGCCAGCCCTTGAGGTCAAAACCAAAGCAGTCGCACCAGATCCGTCGCCGCCACCCCAGGCGCAGGCCCCGCAAAGCCCGCGCCGCGTTGCCAAACCTCTTATCCGGAGGGTCGGCAACTTTGCCACCAAGTGGTAGGACGCAACACCATGGCCGCCGATCTGATTGACGACTTCCTCACCCGCCTCGCCCAACACGTTCCCCAGGCCCAGCAAGCCCTCCCCAAGCTCGAAGCCGAACTCCGCCACCACTGGGGCGGCACCGAGCGCACCTACATCCGCAAACGCCCCGCGCCCGCCCAGCGCGCCCAAGCCCTGGGCCAAGCCCTCAGCCAAGGCCTGCCCCTGGCCGAAGCCTTCCGCGTCGCCGGCACCCCGCGCCGCACCGGCTACCGCCTGCTCGGCAAAGTCCTGAAGTAAACCGCCGCCAGGCGGGCAGGGTGCCAAACTCCCCCTGAACACAAACCCCGCCGCGCGGCACTCTGCCGCATGGCCTCCATCCCCACCACCGAGCCCGCCACCCTCATCGCGGGCGACACCCTCAACTGGCGCCGCGACGACCTCGCCGCCGACTACCCCGCCACCGCAGGCTGGGTGCTGGCCTACCGCTTCATCAACGCGGCTGGCAAATTCGACATCACCGCCGCCGCCTCCGGCGCCTGCTTCGCCGTCAGCGTGCCCGCCGCCACCTCGGCCGCCTATGCGCCGGGCGACTACACCTGGGTCGCCACCGTCACCAAAGCCGCTGAGCGCTACACCGTCGGCAGCGGCGCCGCCCGCGTCCTGCCCAACCTCGCCGCCGCCCCCACGGCAGACACCCGCAGCCCGGCCAAGAAAGCCCTCGACGCCTGCAACGCCGCGCTCGAGGCCTACGGCGCCAAAGCCTATATGGCCGAAGTCGAAGTGTCTGGCCGCCGCCAGCGCTTCCACACCCCCGCCGACTTCATGGCCTTCCGCAGCCGTCTGGCCGCCGAAGTCGCGCGTGAAGACGCTGCCGCCCGCCTGGCCAAAGGCCTCGCCCCCCGCAACAAACTTCTGGTCAGGTTCACCCGATGAGCAGCCGCGTCCTCAAGCAATTCCTGCAAGGCCGCCCCGGCGGCTACCTCCAAGCCGCCAGCCGCGCTGGCGTCTTGCCTCAGGCCAGCCACAGCGCCCAGGTCATCCCGCTGCATGCAGGGCAGGGCGGGGCGCAGCGCCGCAACTACGCCGCCGCCCAACTCAACCGCCTGACCGAAGGCTGGACCACACTCAGCCTCAGCGCCAACGCCTCCCTGCAAGGCAATCTCGACGCTCTGCGCGCCCGCAGCCGCCAGCTGCACCGCGACAACGACTACGCCCGCCGCTTCCAGGGCCTCGTCGCCACCAACGTCGTCGGCCCCCACGGCTTCGCCCTGGAAGCCCGCGTCTATGACGACGCTGGCACCCCCGACAAAGTCGCCAACGACGCCATCGAGGCCGCCTACCGCAAGTGGGCCGCGCGCGGCGTCTGTGAAATCACCGGCAAGCTCAGCCTGCGCGACATCTGCCATCTGTTGATTAAAAGCGCCGAGCGCGACGGCGAATTCCTCGGCCGCATCATCCTCGGCAGCGAAGCCCGCAACCCCTTCGGCCTCGCCATCCAAGTGCTCGATGTCAACCGCATCGACACCCAGCTCAACCGCAGCGGCACCGAGGGCGTCAACGCCATCCTGATGGGCGTCGAAGTCGACAAATACATGCGCCCCGTCGCCTACCACCTGCGCGCCCACATGAACGGCGACACCTACCACCTCGCCCGCAACCCCGCACCCTCCCAGCGCATCCCCGCTGAAGAAATCATCCACGGCTTCATCGCCGATCTGCCTGAGCAAGTGCGCGGCCTGCCCTGGATGCACGCCAGCATGCTGCGCCTCAACAACCTTGGCGGCTACGAAGAGGCTGCCGTCATCGCCAGCCGCATCGGCGCCAGCAAGATGGGCTTCTTCACGCCTGGTGAGGGCCAGTCTGAAGTGCTGCCCGACGCCATGGCCGACGGCTTCGACGCCGCAGGCCAAGGCCTCACCGAAGTCGCCCCCGGCACCTTCGACACCTTGCCCGCCGGCACCACCTTTACCCCCTTCGACCCCGACTACCCGAGCGCCATGTTTGGCGACTTCGTCAAAGCCAACCTCCGCGGCATTGCCAGCGGCCTCGGCGTCAGCTACCACGCCCTGGCCAATGACTTGGAGGGTGTCAGCTTCTCCAGCATACGCAGCGGCACCCTTGATGAGCGCGACGGCTGGATGGTCGTGCAGGAATGGTTTGTCGACGCCTTCTTGGAGCCGCTCTACGCCAAGTGGCTGCGCAACGCCCTGGCCTTCGGCCTCATCACCCTGCCCAGCGGCAAAGCCCTGCCGCTGAGCAAGCTGGAAAAGTTCAGCGGCCACGCCTTCCAGGCTCGCCGCTGGGAATGGGTCGACCCCCTGCGCGACATCCAGGCCGACCGTGAAGCCATCGAAGCCGGCCTCAAAAGCCCCCAGGACGTCGCTGCCGGCATGGGCCGCAACTTGGAAGACGTCCTCACCCAAATCAAAGCCGCCCGCGAGCTGGCTACCCGCATGGGCGTGCCCATCGACTGGCTGCGCCTCAACAAACCCGGCGCCGCGGCGGGTGGTGGTGCAGACCCCGCGCCGCCGGCCAGCGCGGCCTAGTCCCGCACCGTGCCACTTTCCCCCTGAAAACAAAACCCTCAAACCCAGACCATACAACCCATGCCCACCTTGTCAAACCGCACGGCCATCCAGACGCGCTCCATCTCGTTCGAGATGGAGGGGCGGGCCTTGGCTGACGGGCGCATCCCTGTCGTCATCTCGACAGATGCGCCGGTCGAGATGTGTGACGGCATCGAGATTCTTGATCACAGCCCCTCGGCCATCGATCTAGTCCGCGCCCCTCTGCCCATCGTGGCCACTCATCGTGATGGACAGGTCAATGTGGGTGTCGTTGAAGACCTTTATTCAGACGGCCACCGTCTGCGTGGCTTTGCGCGATTTGGTGAGCGTCAGGAGGCCAAAGGGTACGAACTCGATGTGCTGAATGGCGTCATTCGCAGCGTTAGCGTTGGCTACCGTCGGATCAAAGGGAAGGTCCAGCAAAGCGGCGTGCTACTCACCACGCGCTGGATGCCATTTCATGTCGCCATGGTTGCCGAGCCCGCTGACGCAGGCGCGGGCTTCTTCCGTGAAGCGGAAGGCGATCTCCCCTTCGTCATTGAGGTCGAGGAATCCCAGGCTCCCGCCGAGCCCATCGAAGACGCCACCCCCGAACCCGCAGCGCCTGCTGCGCTTGCCCCTGAAGCCCCTGCAGTCCCTGCAACCCCAAACCCATCGGAGAACCGAGCCATGCCCGCACTGAACATCAGCGAAGAAGCCGCCGCCGCCCGCGCCCAAGAAACCACCCGCGTGCGTGAAATCAACGCCCTCGGCGAGCAGTTTGAAAAATTCGGCGCCCGCAAAATCGCGGCGGAAGCCATCGAATCCGGCGCCACCGTCGACGCCGTGCGCAGCCTGGTCATGAACGCCATGGCCGCCGCGCAAACCGCCCCCGTCACCAGCCTGGGCATGAGCCGCAGCGACGTCAAGCGCTACTCGGTGCTGCGCGCCATCCGCGCCATGGTCGACCGCGACTGGAAGGGCGCCGGCATCGAAGCCGAAGTCCACAAAGCCATCTGCCAGCGTGCCGGTATCGACAGCTCGCCCAACGGCGGCTTCTTCGTGCCCACCGATGTGCAGCACCGCGACCTGACCGTCGGCACCCCCACCGCCGGCGGCAACTTGGTCTCCACCGATCTGCGCGCCTCCAGCTTCATCGAACTGCTGCGCGCCCGCAGCGTGCTGGGCCAACTCGGCGCCACCATGCTGCCTGGCCTGGTCGGTGCCGTTGCCATCCCCAAGCAAACGGGTGCCGCCACCGCCTACTGGCTGGCCAATGAAGCCACCGCCGCCACGGAATCCCAGCAGACCATCGGCCAGCTGGCCCTGGCGCCCAAGAACATCGCCGCTTACACCGAACTGAGCCGCCAACTGCTGCTGCAGTCCACGCCTGCAGCCGACGCGCTGGTCATGGACGATCTCTCCAAAGTCTTGGCCCTGGGCATTGACCTCGCTGGCCTGGAAGGCTCTGGCGCCAGTGGCCAGCCCACCGGCATCGCCAACACCGCCGGCATCGGCTCGGTGGTCGGCACCACACTGGGCCTGCCCGGCATTGTGGAATTCCAGACTGACGTCGCCAGCGGCAACGCCCTGACGGCCGGCTGCAAATACCTCACCACCCCCAGCGTGGCCGGCCTGCTCAAGCAACGCCAGCGCTTCGCCTCCACCGACACCCCCATCTGGCAAGGCAATGTGCTCGACGGTGAGGTCGACGGCTTCGGTGCCACCACCACCACCCAGCTCACCGCCGCCAGCATAATCTTCGGCGACTTCTCCCAAGTGGTGATCGGCGAATGGGGCTTCTTGGAGTTGGCGCTCAACCCCTACGCCAACTTCGCTGCAGCCATCAGCGGCATCCGCGCCATCCAAACGGTGGACGTCGGCATCCGCCAGGCCGCCGCCTTCAGCCGCGCCACCTCCATTACCTGATCGTCAGCGCAAGTAAACCACTACCTCAGCGGCCTGTACGGCAGGCGGCTGGGGTAGCACCGGAGCATCCTGCCATGGCCCCCGCCAGTCAAAGCAAACTCATCCCCTACATCGTGCTGCGCGCCATCGCCATCGGCGGCGAGCGCATTGAACCCGGCAGCCTGGTCGACCTCGGCACCGTCCTCGGCGCCGAGCTGGCTGCCGCCAACAAAGTGCGCCGCGCCACCGAGGCCGATCTGACGCAGGACCAGGCTGACGCCCCCGCCGCGCCCGATCCGGCCCTGCAAAAGCCCGTCGAGCCCACGCCCGAAGTGCGCCGCCGCGCCAAGCCAAGGCCTGCCGACGAGGTGCCACAAGCGCAGGCCCAGGCCCCGCTCTTGGCGACTGAAAGCACGGCTGACGAAGCCGCGCCCGTGGATGGCGCTGCTCATGACGCCAGCGCTGACGCCAACGCCAGCGACACCCCGGCCGCCTGATCGCGCACCACCATGCTCGAAGACGCAGCCCTCTACTTCGACGCCTCCCTCGGCCTGGGGGAGGGCGTGCAGCTCGCTGGCCAGCCGGTGAGCGGCATCTTTGAGGCGTCCACCGTCGTCGAGCAAGGCGAGGCCATCACCGTGGCCCCCACCTTCTTGATGGCCAGCAAAGACGCGCCCGCCGCCGCCGAGGGTCAGCCCCTGCTGCGCGCCGGCCAAAGCTACAAGGTCCGCCAAGTGCTGGCCGAGCCGCCCGACGGCGCCTTGCTGCGCCTGGTGCTGGTGAGGGTCTGAGTCATGGCCCTCGCCGCCGCCCAAGTCATTGACGCCATCGCCGCCCGCGTGGCCGCCACCGGGCGCCCGGCCTACACCAGCCGCCTGTGGCCCCTGGCTGAAACCGCCTTGCCCGCCTGGCGAATCACCGCCGAGCAAGAAGACGTCGAGCGCCAAGCCCTGGGTGACGACATTGCCCAGCACACCCTCACCGTGCAACTGCGCGGCTACGTGCGCGCTGTGGACGATCTGGATGACGTCCTGCACGCCCTGGCCGCCACCGCGCTGCCCCTGGTATTTGCCGCGCCCGTGCCCTACGACCTGCAGCTCACCGCCATTGACCGCTTCCTTGCCGCCGAGGGCGAAGCCGCCCTCGGTGTCATCAGCCTCACCGCTCGCGCCACCTACTTCGTGCGCGCCTCGCAACCCGAAACCATCCTGTAACCCAAGGACACCCCGCCATGGCCATCACCCTCTCCACCGGCACCCAAGTTGCCATCGCCAGCGCCTACGGCAACGCCGTGAACATGACGGCGCTCACCAACGCCGCCGAGGCGGTGGCCACCTTGGCCGCCGGCCATGGTTGCGTGGCGGGCGACTACCTCGAAGTCACCTCCGGCTGGGACTTGCTCACCGGTCGCATCGTGCGCGTCAAGACGGTGTCGACCAATGACATTACCTTTGAGGTCATCGATACCACCAGCACCTCCAACTACCCCGCCGGTACCGGTACAGGCACGATCCGCCGCATCACCGCCTGGACCAATATCACCCAGATCCAAGGCGTGGACACTTCCGGTGGCGACCTCGACTTTGCCGACATCACCACCATCGTCGACCGCACCAAGAAGCAAATCCCCACCACCCGTTCGCCCATTCAACTCGACTTCACCGTCTTCGACGACCCCGCGCTCGCCTGGTACAACACCGTGCGCAACGCCTCCGACACCGCCGTGGCTGTCGCCCTGCGCATGAGCTTCCCCAACAGCTCGAAGCTGGTGGGCAACGGCTACTGGTCGCTGCAAACCACGCCCACGGTTGGCTCGAATGCGCCGCTGACCAGCAAGATCGGCTTCAGCGCCGTCTCCAACAACACCCGTTACGCCACCTGATCGCGGCCATGGATCTGCAAACCATCCAGCGCCTGGCCCTGGCCGCCCGCGAGTTCAGCCCCGAGCCGCTGCCAGGGCAGGGCGCCCGCGTCAGCGTCACCCTGCGCGTGCCCACCCGTCACGAAGTGCAGCTCGCCCTGCGCCGCTGCCAGGCCGGGGCCGACACCGCCGGCATGCTGCTGCTCGAGCGCGCCTTGCTCGAGCAAGCTGTGGTTGCCTGGGCCGGCGTGCAGGTGCGTGATGTTCTGCCCGATCACCCCAATGACGATGCCATGCCCCTGGAGCCCGGCGCCGTGCCCCTGCTGCTTGACGCCCAGCCCGATTGGGCGCAGGCCTGGGCCACGGCCCTGCTTGAGCGCATGCGCCAAGCCCGCCAGGTCGAGGAGGCCGCTGAAAAAAACTGATCGCGCGCATCGGCTGGGAAAAGTCCAAGGCCGATGCGCACAAGCTCCAAGAGGCGGGCTTTGGCGACTTGCTCGGTCCGCCGCCTGCGCTGTGCCCCTGGTCTGAGCAGGCCATGCATGCCTGGGCTTGGTGTGGGGGCTGGCAGCCGCAAAGCCTGCCCCTCTACGCCGCCCTTCACCCCGTGACCGATTGGCACCTGTTGACCGACCTGATGAGAGTCATCAAAGCAAATGTCTGAAGCCAAAATCATCGTCAGCGCTGAGGACCGCAGCAAAGCCGTGCTGGCCGGCGTCAAGGCCAGTCTCGGCCAGGTGCAAGGCAAGGCCTTGGAATTGAATCAAGGCTTCGGCATGCTGGGCAGCGTGCTCGGCTCCGCCTTTGCGGGCCTGAGCTTCACCGCCTTCGTCAAAAGCACCGCCAGTGGCATTGATGCCCTGAACGACATCAAAGACGCCACCGGGGCCTCCATCGAGAACATCAGTGCGCTTGAAGACGTTGCCCTGCGCACCGGTACCAAGCTCGACACCGTCACCACCAGCCTGATCAAACTCAACCAGGCGCTCAATAGCGCCAAGCCCGGCTCTGACGCTGCCCTGGCCCTCGAATCCATCGGCCTCAGCGCCGAGGCCTTGAAGCGCGAAGACCCCGCCGAAGCCCTGCGCCTTGTTGCCGTCGCCCTCAGTGGCTTTGCTGATGACGGCAACAAGGCGCGGCTGACGCAAGAGCTCTTCGGTAAGTCCCTGCGCGAGGTTGCGCCCCTTTTGGTAGACCTGGCCAGCCAAGGCAAGCTGGTGGCTACCGTAACCACTCAGCAAGCGGAAGAGGCTGAAAAGTTTAACAAGCAGCTTGCTCAGCTCGAGAAAAACAGCATGGATGTGGCGCGGGCCGTAGTCAACACCTTGCTGCCGTCGGTTAACACCCTGTTTGCCGAGATGCGTATCGGAACTGAAGTCTTTGGCGACTTCAGTACGGCCCTTTTGAAGATGGGCACGAGCAATCCTTTCCGGAGCCTGGCCAGTCGGGGTGAGGATATTGCCAAGCTCAATGAGGAGCTCAAAGCCTTGCAAGACGAGGCCTCCAATCGTGGCTTCCTCTTCAACTCTGAACGTAATAAGCGGCTTCAGGAGTCGACGCGCGCGGCAATAGCTGAGCAAGAGAAGCTATTGATGTACTACAAGCGTGTGCAGTTGCTGAGCCTGCCTAACGCAAGCTACTCCAATGAAGGTCGCCTGCCGCCTGACGAGAAGCCGAGCATTAAGGGGAAGATCAAGCCCGAGGACATGACCGCCCGCGCTGAAAAAATCAGCAACGCCCAGCATGCCTTAGCCCTTTACGTCCACACCCTGCAAGAGCAGATCGACAAGACCGCGGACTTGACCGAGCGCCAAAAGGCCCTCGATCTGCTCAAAAGCCTCGGCGCCTCCGGTGAAGTGCCCGAGGTGCGCGAGCTGGTGCTGGGCCTGGAGCGCAAGCTGCTCCTGCTCAAGCAAGACGAAGCCATCCGCAAAGACATCGCCAAGAACGTCGAGGCCGAAGCCAAGGCCACCAAAGACCTTGACGATGCCATCTACAAATACTCCGGCCGCCTCGACGAAGCCCGCAAGATCGCCGAAACCACCCGCCTCGAAGCCCAACTCGCCGCGGGCGTGGAATACACCCCCCAAGAGCTGGAGAACATCGTCAAAGGCATCGCCGGTATCAAAGACGATGCCAAGACCGAGCTGGACGAGATGGACGAAATGTTCAAACAGTTCGGTCGCAATGTGCAGGACTCCCTGGGCAGCACCATCAAAAGCACCCTGAAGGGTGACTTCGACAACATCGGCGACCTCTGGGCCAATCTGCTGCTCGAAATGGCTGCGCAGGCCGCCGCCGCGCAGATCGGCAAAGAGCTGTTCGGTGATTGGTTCAAAGGCGGCTCGCTCGGCGGTGGCGTCGGCAGCTTGCTGGGCTTGATCGGCATCCCGGGCTTTGCTGCTGGCGGCAGCCATGCCGGCGGCCTGCGCATCGTCGGCGAGCACGGCCCTGAGCTGGAAGCCACTGGCGCGGCCCGCATCTACAACGCCAGCCAAACCGCGCAAATCCTGCAGCAGGGCAGCGGCGGCGGCATGGCCATCACCTACGCCCCCGTCATCCAGATCGACAGCCGGGTCGACCGCGCCCAAGCCCTGCAAGAAACCCAATCCGCCGTGCGCCAGGGCCAGCGCGAGCTGGTGGCCATGCTCAAAGCCAAAGGGGTGCTCTGATGGCCATCATCCAAATGCCCGACACCTTGCGCTGCGGCGTCGGCTGCCGCATCGAGCAAGCCACCTTCGATGTCTTGACCGGCTCCGAGGTCACCGGCTCCAGCCAGGCGCGGCCCTACGGCATGCCGCATTGGGTCATGGGCCTGGTCAGCCCTGCCTATCTGGGGGATGCTGATGCAGGCGCCTGGAAGGCCTTGCTGCTCTCCCTGCGTGGCAGCGTCAACGTCCTGGCCGCGTATGACCCCGCCCGCCCCGCGCCGCTGGGCACCCTGCGTGGCGCGCCGGTGCTGGCCAATTCGGTGGCCTATGGCGCGGTCAGCATGGTGCTGGCCGCCGGGGCAGGGCAGGCTGGCGCCACCCTGGTGCCGGGTGACTGGCTGCAGATCGGCGCAGGCCAGGGCAGCAGCCAGCTTGTGCTGGTCACCGCGCCTGCCGTGGCCGATGGCGCCGGCAACATCACCGTGAACTTCGAGGCGCCCTTGCGCCAGGGCTTTGCTGCTGGTACCGCTGTCGCATGGCAGCGTGCTCGTGGTTACTTCCGGCGCGCCTCCGGCCGCACGGCCTGGGCGGCGCACTGCCCAGGCGTGAGCACCGGCCTGTCCATAGATCTGGTGGAGGCCTGGTAGTCATGCTCGCCCTGTCTGCACAAGAACTCGCCCAAATCAGCGGCCCGGTGGCCGGCGTCGTCTGGCTCATTGAGCTGGACTTTGTCGGCCAAACCCACCGCTTTTCCACCTTCAATGTGCCGCTGACGGTCGGCAGCTTCACCTACATCCCGCTGGGCAACCATGCTGCGGTGAGCGATCTGCAAGAAAGCCAAGACACCGATACGCAAGTCGTCACGCTCAGCCTCGATGTGGTCGACCAGGGCATGCTCGCCGCCACCATGGGCGCCGTCGAGGCCTACCGGGGCCGCCAGGCCCGCGTGCTCTTGCTGCTGCTGGACGAGCAATTCCTACCCGTCGGCCCGGCCCGCCAGCGCTTCGCGGGTGAGATGGAGCCGGTCAAGGTCAACCGCCAATCCCCCGGCATCGAAGGCGGCTCCGTCGCGGGCCGCATCGAGCTGCCCGTCAGCCGCGCCGGCCTGAGCCGTGCCCGCAATGCCGACGGCCTGCGCCTCACCGATGAGCAGCAGCGCAGCGTCTACCCCGGCGACAAAGGCCTGGAGTACGTGCGCAAGCTGATCGAGCAGCCCAGCACCTGGCTCTCCAAGAAATTCCAAGAGCAGTGATCGCATCATGAGCCCTAACGACAAATCCAAACTGCTCACCGCCCACCTGGCTGCACCGCTGCCTGCCTTTGATTGGGCCAGCGCCAACTGCGGCCATTTCGCGGGGGGCTATGTGGCAGCTGTGGAGGGTGCCGACCCGCTCGCCAGCCTGCCCCTGGGCAGCAGCCTCACCAGCACCCGGCGCCTGTTGCAAAACGCCGGCGGCCTGTGCGCCGTGGTCACCAAGCAGCTGGCCCGCGAGCCCATCGCGCCCGCCTTCGCCCAGCTGGGCGATGTGGTTCTGCTGCCCTTGTCTGAGGCTGACCCGCTCGCCCAGGCCCTAGGCCTGTGCTGCGGCGAAGTGGCCGCCGTGCGTGATGAGGCGGGCGCGGTGCACATGCTGCCCATGTCCAGCGCGCTGCACGCCTGGCGGGTGGGCACGTGATGCTGCGCCGCCTGCTTTGCATCGTCCTCGTCGGGCTACTAGCGCCCGGCGTGGCCTGGGCTGACCCTGTTACGGTGGGCTTCATCTTGATGTCCTCCGTCGATATCCTTGGCTTCGCCGTCTCGACGATGACGCTGCTAACTGTTGGTGCCGGCGCCTACGTCAGCATCACTGCCCGCAACAAAGCCCGCCGCGCCCAGGCCGCCGCGCGCGCTGCTTACAACGCCGGGCTGCAAGACCGCCAAGTCACCGTGCTCAATGCCGCGCCACCCCAGCGCATGATTCTGGGTCGCTGCGAAACCGGCGGTGCCGTGGTGGCCATGTTCACCACCGACAAGGCCTTGTCCGGTGGCGGCGTCAAGCGCGACGCCTACAAACACCTCGTCATCGTCTGGGCCTCGCACCAATGCCAGGCCATTCACGACATCAAGATCGACGGCGTCAGCATCGGCGCGCTCGATGACGGCAACAGCGCCACCGGCTCCGACTGGGCCGCGCCCGACCAAGCGCAGATCCAGCAGGCCGATGCCAGCGGCGCGGTGCGCTCAATCACGCTGCCCGGCGTCACCGCCGTGCTGGCCGTGGTGCTGGACGGCAATGACCGCGGCGCGTCCTGGGGCTTGCCGCAAGGCGGCGCCAATGGCTGGTCGCTCAGCGGCAGTACCTTGACCCTGCCCAACACCGTCGCCACCTACGACAAATACGAAGACGGCACGGCCATCACCGTCGAAGCCTCGTCCGACTACACCTGGCGTGTTGAATACCAAGTCAGCGCCGTCACGGCTGCCGCAGGCCTGGGCAATGTGGTGTCGGCCGGCTCCACCGTGCGCGTCGTGCACCACCTCGGCGACCCAAACCAGGCCGTCGACGCCACGCTCAACGGCCTGATCCCCTCGCAGTGGACCTCTGCCCACCGCCTGCGCGGCCTGTGCTACTCCGTCGTCACGCTCGATCTGGAGCGCAGCCAGTTCCAAGGCGGCCCGCCCGGCATCACTGTCGACATTTCCGGCGCGCTCGTCTATGACCGCCGCAGCGGCGCCACCGCCTGGTCAGACAATTCCGCGCTGTGCACCGACCATTGGCTGCGCTCCGCCTTCGGCTACAGCGTGGCCATGGCCGATGTGGACGCCGCCAGCGTCATCGCCGCCGCCAACGCCTGCGATGCCACTGCCAGCTTCACCACTGGCGCCACCACAGTCACCGGCAAGCGCTACACCTGCAACGGCGTCATCAGCTCCGATGGCGCCAAAGAGGCCGTGCTGCAAGACCTGTGCGAGTCCATGGCAGGCTGGGCCAGCTATGGCGGCAACTGGCGCATCATGGCCGGCACCTGGGTGCCGCCCGTCATGTCCCTGGGCGACGACGACCTGGCCGGCCCCATCACCATCATCCAGGCCGGCGAGCCCAGCAGCGAGATCTTCAACGGCGTGCGCGGCCAGTACGTGCCCGCCGGCACCAGCGTTGCCGCTGATTTTGAGCCTTATGCCAACGCCACCTTCGTCGCCGCTGATGGCCGCGCACTGTGGACTGATGTCGACCTGCCATTCACCAACGACAAGGCCCGGTCCAAGAATCTGTGCCGCATCAAAGTTGAACAGTCCCGCAATGGCCTGGTGATCCACTACCCCGCCAAGCTCAAAGCCTGGCCGCTGCAAACGGGCGACCGGGTCAGCATCAACAGCGCCGAATATGGCTTCGCCGCCAAGACCTTCCGCGTCACCGATTGGAGCTTTGGCCTGGGCGCGCCCGTAGGCCTGACCCTGCAAGAGGATGACGCCGCCGCTTACGACGATGCCGACGCCGCAGTAGCAGACCCCACGCCCAACACCGATCTGCCCAACCCCTGGATCGTGCCCGAACTGGCTGGCCTCACGCTTGACAGCGGCACCGCGCAGCTGCAAAAGCTGGGCGACGGCACCATCATCAGCCGCGTCAAAGCCACCTGGCCGCGCAGCACCGCTGCCTACATGGACGGCGGCCGCATCGAGCTGTCTTGGCGCACCGTCGGCAGCTCGGCATGGACCATCGTCAACGCAGCTGGCGATGACACCGAGGCCTATCTCGCCGGCGTGGCTGACGCCACCGTCATCATCGTCAGCGCTGTCGTCGTCAATGCCAACGGCGCCCGGTCGCCCGCTGTTAGTCGCGCGCACATCGTGCTGGGCAAGACCGAGCCGCCTGCGGCTGTGGTGTTCGGCACGCCAGTCATGCAGCCTGGCCGCGTGCGCATCCCCTACACCGCCTGCCCGGATGCTGACTACGCCACCACACTGCTGCGCGTTGGCAGCAGCTGGGCCGCTGGCACGCCGCTGCCAGGCGAGGGTGATGCCACGGGCTACAACTGGGCCTGGCCGAACCTGGGCAGCTACATCGTCTGGGCGCGCCATGTGGACACCACGGGCAATGCGGGTCTGCCTGTGGCGATTGTGGTGAGCGTGACTTCGGCGATCTATGTGCCGGGCTCATCTGTGGTGCCAGATGCGGGATGGCTGAATAGCAACCAGCAGTGGAGTGATGTGGCTGGCAGGCCGAAGAGCTTCCTTGTTCGCGCTAGTGGCGCTAGTGCCTCGAACCTTCCATCAGGCTGGTGGAACGGCTTGAGGAGGGAGGACGGGAGCATTGCTGGTAACGGTCCTCGGCGGAGCTACACCCTGATTGAGTTGGACCGCAATGGGGCGGTTGTATATACGAACAACTATGACGTGTATGGAAATGCTGATCCTGGCTACCCAGCAGCACCAGATGGCACCCGGCGCAATTCCTACAATCTAGCGAGCGATTTGAACTACATCTGCGACTACCGGCGCGGAAACATCATCGTCATTTACACCGTCGATGAGCCCCGAGATAGGCGGCTAGACAGTGGTCTTCCAACTGCTATGTATCGGTGCGGTGCAAGTCGGGCTGTGTTCGGCAGCTCTGAGTTTAAGTTCCGCTCAGCGTACCTTCTAGTTGGGATTGCCGGATGTGGAGAGGGCAATGGGGCCGAAGCTTACGCAGGGGCGGTCAATGACGATCCAAACGCGTGGTGTGAACTGTCCTTCAGCATCGGCCCCAATGGAGCGTTGTCTGTGTCAGGGACAAATAGCGGTGCTCGCTCACTGACAGACTTCGGCTATATCGGCGCTCTTGACGCCACCAGTAACCCCGTTTACTACCAAGATGGCGAGCCTGCTGGCGCGCCCGAGGGGGCCATCTGGATTACCAGCAGCCGGGCTTATCAGAGGGCCGGCGGAGCATGGCGGCCCTACGTGGGCCCGGGATCTGTTGGCACGGGTGAGTTGGCATCGGCGGCGGCCACCGAGGTGACTGAATTCACCTTCGCTGGCTGGAGTTGGAGTAACTACACATGACGACGTACGCCGGAACCTATGCAAAGCCGTCCGCCGGCACGCTCGAAGTTGTTTTTCGCGCCACCTTTTCCAGCTCAACCACCACTGACGCGGGCTTCCCTGGGCAAACCGGCGAGAGCCAAGTTTTCGTCAAGTGCAGGGTATTGGATGCGGGTGGCGCTCAGATCGGCCTCACCTACATCAGCTCGGCCAGCCCGAGTGCTCATATCTTGCTGGCCTACCCCGGAGGTAATGCTGCGTGGACTATGGAGATGAGTGACGTGTATCACCGCGTCGGCGGGATTGGAAGCGTCAGTGCCGCCGATGCAAAAGCCACCTGCATTCTCATCAAGGCCTAACGATATGCACTCTCAATTCTTGTTGGCGACCGGTGAGCTCACCGGCATGAAGATCAGCAATGAAGATGATCTTGCATGCAACACGCCGGCAGGCTATGCGTGGATCACGGGCGACATTGATCACCATGGGTACCGCGTCGAGCTGCGCCCCGATGACTTCGGCAATGCCTCCGTTCCCGTCGTCGTGCCTTACCAGCCCCCGGCGCCTGCTGACTCGCAATGGCAGACCTGGGCCTGGGATGCTGCCTCGCGCCGCTACGTGGCCACGTCCACACAAGCTGCGATCAATCGCGCCGCTGCCGAAGTGATCATCGCCCAGCTGGCCGAGCTAGATGCCAAGCTGGTGCGGCCAGCTGGCGAAGTCACGCAAGCCCTGGCGTTGGGCCAATCCCCCCCGGCCGCTGCGGTCGCCAAGCTGCAAGAAATCAATGCCGAAAAGGCTGTGCTGCGTCAGCAGCTGGCGGCGCTCGGTGCTTCGACAAGCGGCTAGATGCCCGCCAACATCACTGCACCTGCACCTGCACCTGCACCTGCACCTGCACCTGCACCCCACCACGGAGCCCAGCCTGTGAAACCCATCATCCGCTTCTTGATGCTCGCCCTGCTTGCACTCCAGCTCACAGGCTGCGGTGGCGGCAGTGATGACCCCGACCAGCAGCCCGATCCAGGCGCACACCCGCCCAACTGCGCGGCTAACCCCAAGTCTTGCATTTAGCCCAGCGCCTCACTCATCCGACCCGGCCCGCCTTGAGCGGGCCTTCTCTTTTGGGCGCCATGGGATCGGCCCCAAGTGCCAAACTCCCCCTGACCCCGCCGCTGATTGGCAGGCACGCTACAGGCTAGGACATACAGCCGTACCCACCCAATCAGCGAGCGCCCGCCATGCCGATCCGAATCCTCATGCTCCAGACCCGCCAAGGCGACGCTGGCGCGATGCTGCAGAAAGACCAGACCTACACCGTCTCCGAACAACTCGGCCAAAGCCTCGTCGGCTCCGGCTATGCGCGCAGCCTCGAAACATCCCTGCCTGGCGACCTCGGCCCGCCAGTTTTCGCATCATCGGTGTCAGGGGCTGGGAAACAGATGGCCTTTGATAGCCTTGGCGTGATCCCTATCGCGGTGGCGGCTCAATTCCCAGGCGGAAAGTATCTGGTTCAAACCCAGTTCAACCCAGCCCCCGCGATCCTGACCGGCGACCCGCTTGTGCCTGGCTACACAACCGCTGACATCACAGCGATGTCGATGTCAGCAGGTAACGGCCTGATGGACACAACGGGAGCGGTGATCGGCGGCGCCAATGCTGGCTGGTTTAACTGGTGGCTGTGCTCGAACGGCGACATCTTCGGCGTATGTCGAGGCGATGCAAACACCAAGAATTATTTGTTCCGTGCCAAGTACAGCGGGGGCGGGATTGTGCCGGGCAGCTTTACTGTTGGATCAGGCGCAGCGGCCACGGACAAGAAAGCCGTCCTTGACATTGGTAAGTGGAATTCCGCCGGATCGGCAGGCAGCGGGGCTGGTGTGCAAAGCACCAATATCCGCCACCTTGCGAATCGCAGCTTCCTTGAAGCCAAGGTCAACGGCGCCACGCACTATTTCTTCTGTGAATACAACGTCAGCGGATCGAGAACTGCCGGTAGCGGAGGCGCTGGCGAGGATCAGGTCATCGTCTATCGCTCAACCGACCTCGGTGTTACCTGGGCAGTGTTCCTTGAATTCAACACTGGAGGCGCTCACGTTATCGACCACTGTCATGGTGCTGCGCAGTGCCCATACAGCGGCTGGATCTATTTCATGTTCGGCGATGTGACCAACGCCAACAACATCATTGCCTATAACGGCACTGCCTCTGCTGTAGCTCCGAACACTCCGCTTGCAACCATCGCAGCAACGCCAGGCTATAGAGTCATTGGCGGCAACGAGCGCTCACGAATGACAGACATGTGCTTTACGCCCACGTTGGTCTACGGTCTGCTCGACTCTGACACCGAAGCGTTTGAGGCATCAACGATTGGCTTTACCTCCGTTGTCATGCCAAAGCTGCTTGACTATGTGGCTGCTGTGGCCCCGCTTGAGCGCTTGAGCTACATCCCACCGATCCTGGCCCTGCAACAGCCCGGCTGGGCCATGTACGCCTCGCTGCGCGGCAAGATTTCGGCTGGGAATCCTGAGATGTTCATCCATCTTTGGACAAGCGATGCCGAGGCCGGAGCTTTCAAGCTGGTGGCCAAGGCGACCCTCTACGTCGATTCTGTTGCGATCCCCAAGTGGCTGTTTGTCGATGACCAGGGCCGTGTCTGGCTATCCGGGACGTTCGGCGGTGGTGTGCAATTCACGCCGACTACAGCATCCGGATCGTCGGTGTGTCTGCGCCCACGCCTGCGCCTGCCGAGCGATGTCTATCCCTTGGTGATCTGACGCCGCCGAAATTTCCAAGCCCCTGCCGACGCCCATCATGACTATGCACATCCTCACTCTGATTCCGCTGGCTCTATTCGCGCTGGTCTGCTGCTGGCTCGCCTTTACGGTAGGTCAATGCAAAGGGCGAGACAACCTCGGCCCCGAGCTGGACAAGCTGTGGCGCTACAAGTCAGCAGTCAATGATCTAGACCGCTGGTGCGGCCACATGTCACCGCACGCCAGGCTGATTGCGCGCCACTTGACGGCTATCGGCGAGGGCAAAGAGGGGCTTAACGCCGGGACGCCTAATGATGTCGAACCCTGCACCATCGACGGCCTGCGCCAGCAGCTCAAGAAGCTGGACGTCATTGAAAGCACGCTCGGTGAGCACGCACTGGCCGGCGAGCGGCTGCAACTTGCCATGCGCGCCTACGAAGCTGGCCGCCTGATGCAGCAAGACAGCAGGACAACCGTGACGGCCATTGTGATCAACCCGGATACCTACCGGGACGCACCGTCGATCCATCCGATCAGTCGCGCCTGATTTCCCATCACCTGTGCCGAGCCCATCATGAGACTTATCCCTGCATTCATGCGCCGCCTGTTTTGCAGGCATGCGTCCGTCACGTTCGTGCGCAACATCTACGGCGACGCGATCATCCTCAGCGGCTACAAACGATCAATCTGGAAGTGCCAGGACTGCGGTGCAGTGCTGCACCGCGCAGAGTTGCATAAGCCTTTGATGGCAGCTCCTGCCTCCGTCACCCCGCGCCGTTCTTACGCTTCGCAACCAAGCGCGGCAAGTGATCACGTTCCTTCCGGCGATGTGCCCATGTCGATGTACGGCCTGTCTTCGCACCGAAGTGAACCCGAGCCAGATCGGTTTGTGAGTGGTGGCGGCGGTGACTTTGGCGGCGGCGGTGCCTCCGGGTCCTGGGGCGACTCTTCTTCAAGCTCCAGCGACAGCTGCTCCAGCAGCTCGGACAGCAGCTCTTCTAGCTGCAGCAGCGACTGATTTCCCATCACCTGCCGGTATCCATTGCCTTTCAACCGCTAACCTGAAAGCCCAACAGCATGCGCCACACCCTCGTCACCCTGATCTTGTGCGTGCACTTGCTGCTCGCGCCCATGCTTGCGAGTGCGCAGGCGGAAAAAGGCCCGCTCGATGTGAGCCTCAAGCAGTACGGCTTCTTTCTCGCCGTCGCGCTTTTGGGAGGCTTTGTCAGCTGGTTCTCAAAGGTACGCCGTGGCGAGTTGTCAGCGGCAAGCCTCATGCACCTCATTGGCGAGCTATCCACATCGGCCATGGCCGGGCTTCTGGCCTTCTGGATCATGGAGTGGTTGCATACGCCTGCAATGCTGCAAGCGGCCATCGTCGGGGTATCCGGGCACATGGGCACCAAGGCTATCGCCTGGCTTGAAAATGCGCTCAAGCGGCGAGCAGAAACAGCGCTCGGCGTGCCGTCTCGTGATTTGCAGCCATGATGCTCGCAGCCTGCGCTTCTATCGACGCAGCCATGGCGCTGCTCCCTGCGGCGCTCGATAGCCGTGCCGCGCGCACCATGCTTCTGGCCATCGGCCTGCAAGAGTCAGGCTTGCTGCACCGGGCGCAAATCGTCGCCGGTGGCGGCAAAGGCCCGGCCCGTGGCCTGTGGCAGTTTGAGCGGGGCGGTGGGGTGCGGGGTGTGCTGACGCATCAGCAAACCGCGCCGCTGGCGCTCAAGGTTTGCCAGGCACGCCAAGTGGGTGCCGTCACATCGGTGGTCTGGGCTGAGCTGGAGACGGACGATGTGCTCGCCGCCGCGCTCGCTCGTCTGCTGCTGTACTCAGATCCGCAGCCCTTAGCCGCTGATGCGGCGAGCGGCTGGGCGCTGTACCTGCGCACCTGGCGCCCGGGCAAGCCCAAGCCACAAACATGGCCCGGCTTCTACGCCCAAGCGCAAGCCTGGGTCGAAGAGCGATGCCCCCGGTGATGGTGCAAATTGTCATCGGCCTGATTGCGCTAGGGCTCTGGGGCGCCAGCCTTTGGGCGGCCTTCGGCTTGGGTGCTGATTCCGAGCTGGCCGCGCAGGCTCGCGAGCAAAAAGCCGGGGAAAAGTCAGCGCAGATCGCCGCCGACACTGCGGCGCGCGCGATCAGCCAAATCACCATCAAGCACCAAACCATTCGATCGGAGGTTGAGCGTGAAATCATCCAGAACCCGGTCTATCGCGATCCTGACTGCCGCACTGGCCCTGACAGCCTGCGCCTCTACAACGCCACCATCCCTGGCGCCGAGCCGTCCGCTGATCACGGCGAGCTGCCCGCCTCGGCCGCCGGCCACGGATGACAGCCCGGCAGGCTGGATGCGCCTGGCGCACGCCCTGGCCGAGCAATACGACAAGTGCCAGCTCGCGGCCCAGAGTGCTAAGTGATCGTCAACCTCAAAGACCCCGCCAGTATCGTCGCCTGGTACAAGGTCAACCCGGCACGCCACGGCCCCCAACTCGCCGCCTTCGCTCGGCTGCGGCCGCAGTTCTCCTGCGCGATCAAAGAAGCCGGCCGGCTTCTGAGGTTGTCCACAAAATCTGTGGATAAGAAGGCCGCCCGGGCGCCGCAAGCCGCGCCGCCATTGAGGTGAGCCGGGCTGCCTCTGGAAGTAGCAGAAGCGAAAATGGCCCCGTGAGGGGCCATCAGGTCAAGCGTTCAGGGCTTAGCGGCCCTTCTTGGGCGTCGGCGCGGGTGGCGTGCGGCGCTCAGTCACGGTCGTGCTCTTGTGGGTCTTCGCATAGCTGGGTGTGACAAACTGACCAGTCACGGCGCTGCGATTGTTGACGGGTGTTGGCGTCTTCGACATAGATCATCTTTCTGTCGGACTTGCCGACGCTAGAGACATCCCCTGTAAAGACAAGCGCCGCCGCAATCTAGAATACGCATCTCACCTCGTAGGCCATTGCGGTCTGCCGCCCAGGGGGAAACGTCTGGGCAGGAAAGAGCCGGCAATTGACGTTGTCGGCTCTTTTCGCTTGTTGCGACTTTATATCGCAATCCCACTATATACGGTGCATCTGCTATTAACTAGCGCTACGGGTAGCGTACCGGTTCGCTTGACGCCATAAGAATTTCTGGTTAACAGCGTCAGATGATGGGCCGCACCCACCAAGCCTGCTGGTATTGGTTTTCGCCCCTGCGTTGCATCCCAATGATCACCATCCCGCGCTCATCGGCCCGGGTGACCTGTGCGTCTTGAAGGGATGCCAGCAAGGCCGGCTCGCCTTTGAAGTAGGTGCGGTGCAGCGATGCTTCACGCACCATGCGCTTGCCGTCCGCGCCCATGCTGAGTGTCCAGCTGTCAATCACCAGGCAGCCGGTGATTGGCCCCTCTAGTTCGTCTTTGGGGAGCTTCCGCCCCTGGCTTCTCAATTCAACGACTTCAACACGCATGCCGGAATTTTGCCGCGCGGTTGGCTCGTGGGGTGAGCTAGTTGTGAGGGCAGGGCCAGCATGCCAGACGCCGCGAGTGGGTACCTGTATGCCCGGTTTCTGCAGCAACCGAAGGCCCTGCTGACACCAATTTTGGCGCTCTTGATCGATGCGTCAAAGTGTTCCGCAAAACAAAGCGACCCTGCATGGATAGCCGCATTCAAGCCGCCTGTTTTCATGATTTTGCGGAACAGAAATTCGCCTAACCAGTTGATTTAATTAACTAATCCGGCTGACTCTTAATCCGTAGGTCGAGTGTTCGAGTCACTCAGGGCCCACCAAAATTAAGAATGGACAAAGCACCGAATGCGTAAGCACTCGGTGCTTTTTTCATTGCGCATTTGATTTTGAGTCTGGGTTTCGCATCTTCTTCTCTTACTGCCGTTCTACTCTTAAAGTTCGGCTCTGGTTCTTTGTCCTGCCTGAGGCTTGGCCCTATGAAAAAGATCGTCCTACTGGCTTCGCTTGTATTCAGTGCGCTTGTCGCGCAGGCGAAGGATGTTGTTATTGATGTGCGAAGCCCAGCGGAGTATGCCGAGGGCCATGTCAGCGGTGCGCTCAATATCGAGCACGGTGAAATCGCCAAAGAGATTTCAAAGTTCAATATTGCCAAGGACGACAAGATTGTCTTGTATTGCCGATCCGGGCGGCGTTCTTCCATTGCTCTGGAATCACTCAAGCAACTCGGTTATTCGAGGCTTGAGAATCTCGGCGGCTTGGAGGAGGCGCGCCAGCGATTGAAGCCGGCTGCGGCGTCAGAAGGCCCCCGAAACTAGCGAGGTGCTGTGCCTGGCCCTTTGTTGAGGTGCTGGGCTTGATGGTTCGCTTGATGCCGAGGTGCGGCCTGGCGGGCAAATTGCCAAGCGGCCGGGCCGATTGGCGAATGCTTGCTGGCTGTGCCGTGTTGGCGCATCGCAAGGATGTGAGGCTGTTTGGGTGTGGTGGATCAATGACCACCGGCGATTCATCGCAAAAGATGTCGCCAAGTTGCAGCAGCTTCGGCGCTGCTGGTCCCATCGGGAGGGTATGGGAAGGTGGGGTTGACGAGCCTTGCCCCGGCACTGGTCACAACGGTTAGGGCTGCTTGGTTCCCCATCTGACCCGGTTGGCCGCGCTTCCATGCGAGGAGGCCCGTCAAGGAACATTGTAGCCGAGGCGCAGGGCGGCCTCGGCCAATTGCCTTAGTTCATTTCAGCGAAGTTGCAAATCGTCGTCGCTGAAGCGAATGTTCAGCGGCTCGATCAGCAGCTGTTTTTCGC